CCTGAAGTTCCTGATGTTCCATCTGTTCCTGAAGTCCCACTTGTTCCTGTTGTTCCACTAGTTCCTGAAGTACCATCTGTTCCGCTAGTACCTGAAGTACCATCTGTTCCACTTGTTCCTGTAGTTCCACTAGTTCCTGAAGTTCCATCCGTACCACTTGTTCCTGAAGTTCCATCCGTACCACTTGTTCCACTTGTACCTGTTGTTCCTGATGTACCACTTGTCCCTGAAGTACCATTAACACCACTTAGTCCTGAAGTTCCACTTGTACCTGAAGTACCATCCGTACCACTTGTACCGCTAGTCCCATCTGTTCCACTTGTTCCCGAAGTTCCATCTATTCCACTTGTACCTGAAGTTCCATCAATACCTGAAGTACCACTAGTTCCGTCTGTACCACTAGTACCTGAAGTACCATCTGTTCCACTTGTTCCTGATGTACCATCTGTTCCGCTTGTTCCACTTGTACCATCTATACCGCTTGTACCTGAAGTACCATCCGTTCCACTTGTTCCCGAAGTTCCATCTATTCCGCTAGTTCCTGAAGTTCCGTCTGTTCCGCTTGTTCCTGAACTTCCGTCTATTCCGCTAGTTCCTGAAGTTCCGTCTGTTCCACTAGTACCTGAAGTACCATCTGTACCTGATGTCCCTGATGTTCCATCTGTTCCGCTAGTTCCCGAAGTTCCGTCCGTACCTGAAGTCCCATCTGTTCCCGAAGTACCTGATGTACCGTCTGTTCCGCTTGTTCCTGAAGTTCCGTCTGTTCCGCTAGTCCCTGAAGTCCCATCAATACCGCTTGTACCTGAAGTACCATCTGTTCCGCTAGTACCTGAAGTACCGTCTATTCCACTAGTTCCTGAAGTACCATCCGTACCGCTTGTCCCTGAAGTTCCGTCTATTCCGCTAGTTCCTGAAGTACCATCGGTACCGCTTGTCCCTGAAGTACCATCTGTTCCACTAGTTCCTGAAGTACCGTCAGTACCGCTAGTTCCTGATGTACCATCTGTTCCACTTGTACCGCTAGTCCCATCTGTACCACTTGTTCCTGATGTACCATCTGTTCCACTAGTTCCTGAAGTACCATCCGTACCGCTTGTACCTGAAGTTCCATCCGTACCACTTGTTCCGCTAGTCCCATCTGTTCCACTCGTACCTGATGTACCATTCGTACCACTCGTACCTGAAGTCCCATCTGTTCCACTTGTTCCTGATGTACCATCTGTTCCGCTTGTTCCTGATGTACCGTCTATTCCACTAGTACCTGAAGTACCGTCAGTACCACTAGTACCTGAAGTTCCATCTGTACCGCTTGTCCCTGAAGTACCGCTTGTCCCTGAAGTACCATCCGTACCGCTAGTACCTGAAGTACCGTCTGTTCCACTCGTACCTGAAGTACCGTCTATTCCACTAGTACCTGAAGTACCATCCGTTCCACTTGTTCCCGAAGTTCCATCCGTACCGCTAGTCCCTGAAGTTCCATCCGTACCGCTAGTCCCTGAAGTTCCATCAATACCTGATGTACCACTTGTACCGCTAGTACCATCTGTTCCACTTGTTCCTGATGTACCATCCGTACCGCTTGTCCCTGAAGTTCCATCAGTACCGCTAGTTCCTGATGTGCCATCCGTACCTGAAGTACCTGATGTTCCATCTGTTCCCGAAGTACCATCTGTTCCCGAAGTACCTGATGTACCGTCTGTTCCGCTTGTTCCTGAAGTTCCGTCTGTTCCGCTAGTCCCTGAAGTCCCATCAATACCTGATGTACCACTAGTACCTGAAGTACCATCTATTCCGCTTGTCCCTGAAGTTCCATCAGTACCGCTAGTTCCTGATGTACCATCCGTACCGCTTGTCCCTGAAGTTCCGTCCGTACCGCTTGTCCCTGAAGTTCCGTCCGTACCGCTAGTTCCCGAAGTTCCGTCTGTACCACTTGTTCCTGATGTACCATCTGTTCCACTAGTACCTGAAGTTCCGTCCGTACCGCTAGTTCCGTCCGTACCGCTAGTACCTGATGTACCATCCGTACCACTAGTACCTGAAGTACCATCTGTACCGCTTGTTCCTGAAGTACCATCCGTACCGCTAGTCCCTGAAGTACCATCCGTTCCCGAAGTTCCATCTATTCCGCTTGTTCCTGATGTACCTGAAGTACCATCTATTCCACTTGTCCCTGAAGTTCCATCTGTACCTGAAGTACCTGATGTACCATCTGTACCGCTTGTTCCTGAAGTACCGTCTGTTCCTGAAGTTCCGTCCGTACCGCTAGTACCTGATGTACCATCCGTACCACTAGTACCTGAAGTACCATCTGTACCGCTTGTTCCTGAAGTACCATCCGTACCTGAAGTACCACTAGTTCCGTCTGTACCTGAAGTACCATCAATACCACTTGTACCTGATGTTCCATCTGTTCCTGAAGTACCACTAGTACCATCCGTACCGCTAGTCCCTGAAGTACCATCTGTACCGCTTGTACCTGAAGTTCCATCAGTACCTGATGTCCCTGAAGTACCATCCGTACCACTAGTCCCTGAAGTACCATCAATTCCACTTGTACCACTAGTACCTGTTGTTCCACTTGTACCTGAAGTACCATTAACACCACTAAGACCTGAAGTACCACTAGTACCTGAAGTACCATCTGTACCTGATGTCCCTGTTGTTCCACTAGTCCCTGAAGTTCCATTCGTACCACTAGTACCTGATGTTCCGTCAATACCCGAAGTCCCTGATGTTCCATCCGTACCACTTGTTCCTGAAGTACCATCTATACCACTAGTACCTGAAGTACCATCTGTTCCTGAAGTTCCGCTAGTTCCTGAAGTTCCATCTGTACCACTTGTACCTGATGTTCCATCCGTACCACTAGTACCTGAAGTTCCATCTATACCACTTGTTCCTGAAGTACCATCCGTTCCTGAAGTTCCGCTAGTTCCTGAAGTTCCATCCGTACCACTTGTCCCCGATGTACCATCAATACCGCTAGTTCCCGATGTACCATCAATACCACTTGTACCTGATGTTCCGTCAATACCCGAAGTACCTGATGTTCCGTCAATACCCGAAGTCCCTGATGTTCCGTCAATACCTGAAGTCCCCGATGTCCCATCAATACCGCTAGTTCCCGATGTCCCATCAATACCCGAAGTCCCTGATGTTCCGTCAATACCTGAAGTCCCTGATGTTCCGTCAATACCACTAGTACCTGATGTTCCGTCAATACCACTAGTACCTGATGTTCCGTCAATACCCGAAGTCCCTGATGTTCCGTCAATACCTGAAGTCCCCGATGTCCCATCAATACCGCTAGTACCTGATGTTCCATCAATACCACTAGTTCCTGATGTTCCGGTAGTCCCTGAAGTACCTGATGTTCCTGAAGTTCCACTTGTACCTGAGGTACCGTCAATCCCTGATGTCCCTGAAGTCCCACTAGTTCCTGAGGTCCCACTTGTTCCACTAGTCCCTGAAGTACCACTTGTCCCTGTTGTTCCACTAGTCCCTGAAGTACCACTTGTTCCCGATGTTCCATTAACACCCGAAGTTCCACTTGTACCTGAAGTCCCGCTTGTTCCTGCAGAAGTAGTAACGGTAATATTACCGTTGCCATTATTAGTTACAGTAGCGTTAACAAATGTAATACCTGAAACAGGAAACACTGTAGTAACACCATCACCAACCGAAAGGGCTGACCCTGTACCTGATGTGAATCCTGAAATTTCTACTTCACTTCCATCACTATTATTAAGTGTTAACGTTTCAGTACCACTATTATATGTTCCACCGGTTATTGTTCCTGTAAATCCTGTTATTGTTACAGTACCTCCGGTGTTATTGAATAAATCTAAAGTTGTTGTCGCAGAATAATATGTTCCACCTGTAATTTGAATGTCAGTGGAGCTAACTATTCTCCATTTGGCATCATCTCTTGTAACACCATCAATACCCTCAATTGTTGAACCGGTCCAAGCGCTAATAAAATCCCTACCCGCTTGAGACCTAGCGTTTACTGTTGTAAATGTTGATTGTTGTGTTATTGCTGAACTACCTGTTAAACCTGTAAGATTACCCCATAAGACATCGTAATCAGGTATGTAGTATTGATAAACAGTATCCGTTTCATAAACATAAACTTGCATTCCAAGTTTTCTTCTTCCTGATGAAATATTATCAGAATTAAGTGTTAAGATAGTCCATTGTAATCCCGAATTTGGTTGTACCGAAATCTGTATTGGAACAGTATTAGCTGAAAGTGTTTGAGAGCCAGTACCACTAAAAGTCAATTTTAAATTATCTGTGTAATACACCTCTTGATAACCCCCAACTTGTGAAACTGAAAAATTAGTCCCTTGTGGATTAGTTAAAGTAACACCTTCAGGTGAATTTAGAAGACTTAATGATGTAGGATTTTTATATGGAAACGCCATTTTATGTTTGTTTGATTTTATTATTATTTATTAACTTTTAGTGTCACCTCTAAAATATAGTGAACCTGATAACGGTGTTAGTATTGGTAATATAAATTGTGGACTTACCCATAATACTCGATAAGTCCCAGCAGGTATTGCAGCTCCGGATGTAACGTTCACATTAAGTGCCGTAGTACCAACAATGGTCCCAATATTACTATAAATTTCATCACCACCAAGATTAGTTCCAACATCAATTGTCATGTCAGTTAGAGAACCATTAACACCGTTTAATGGTATCCAAATAGTGTAAAAATACTCTTCAGATGGTGTAACCATCGATGAATTAACCTCTATTGAACCAAATGTATAAATACTTTGACTAAGACCATTTATCATTTGTCCATTAACTTGAGCTATTGGAGCCTTTAAGTCGTCAGGTTTAACAAAATTACCTGTACCATTAATAAATGATGGTTGATGAGCGTAAACATCTAAATCATTACTGTAACTTCCTGAGTTATCATTAGGGACTGTCGCAGAATAATAAGAATACCAATCAATTGCTCCTCCTGTTGTCGCAAAATTAAGTAAATCAGTATCATCTGTTGAGTCTTGAGGTTCAGCAAAGATATAAGCATAGAACGCCGCCATAGTAGGCGTCGGTGTAGGAGTTGGAGTTCCCGTATTTGTAGGTGTATTAGTTGGAGTATTAGTTGGAGTTTCCGTATTTGTTGGCGTTTGAGTTGGAGTTTCCGTATTTGTTGGTGTTGGGGTAGGTGTTAATCCTGACGTACCTGTTTGAGTAGGGGTTGGAGTATTAGTAGGTGTATTAGTAGGTGTCTCAGTATTTGTCGGAGTTTGTGTTGGTGTTGGCGTATTAGTTGGTGTATTAGTTGGCGTTGGTGTTATACAGTCAACATTCACAACAACCCCATCTAAAAAATTATTTCGAGTTACTGCAGAGTAGTAAATAAAATCATCTAAATAAATGTTAAATGGTCCTAATGATGTTGAATTTGAAGTGAGACTAATAATGTATTGAGTACACGCTGTTACCGTTAATTGTTGTTCAATTTCGGAAACACATCCAGGCGCATTATTAGTAACAAGAATAGAATATATTGACATTCGATGTTTTTATTAAATAAATACCACGACTATCCTATTTCAGTAATATTAAAATAAAAAATGAGTTGTTTATTCTTTAAGAAATAAACTATGCTTCAGTAATATTGATATTAACGGTACAAGATACCAATTCAATAGTAATGTTAAATGTACAACCAAACGTACAATCAAGTATTTTAAAAATCTCACAATCATTATCATCCACTAACAATAACATAATTTCCGGAGCGGTATTAAATATTGTTGGTATTACAGTATTATAATAAACTGTTGGTGGTACAGGACCAGAGTTAATTGTCCCTAATAAATAACGATTATTACCATATACATCCGCAATGTATACACTAATTGGATATGTTCCTCCTGAAATATCTGTAATAGTAATTTGTGTCATGTTATGTTAAGCACATTATATCATACTCTATAATCAAATCAATAATAATTTCTTGACCATTTAAAGTATCATCACCTCTTGTTGTCTCAATCGTAATTTGATTTGTTAAAGCGTTTATGGTAACATTCGCAATTCCCGGAACCGTCAATAATAACTGTTTAATGGTATCATAATATTCATTATCCGTTGGCCCGACATTTAACGAAGTAGTTGTAAAAAATAGTTCACTAGTTGTTAAATCAAGCGGTGTTACCGACACTTTTGCAGTGAATGTCGCACTTACTAAATCACACCCTTCATTATCCAATGTTAAATCATAAAAACCTTCATTCAACATTTGTAATAAACCAAACTTAGTTGGCGATTCAATATTGAAAACTTCCTCACCCATAACATAAGTTTGATATGATGTTAAACTAGCAAAACAACTAATTGAGGCACTTCTAACTAATGAACACCCACCACTATCTACAATAGTTAAACTATAAGTTCCACCCGTTAAACCTGATACTTGAATTTGTTGAGGATTGTTTGGCACATTATCAGACCAATAGAAAGTAAATGGAGGCAGACCTGAATTTATAAACGCAGTTATTTTACCACTATTACCCGTGCCACAAGAAATACTATACAGTGAATAATCCAATCTTTCACTTCCGGTAACTAATACACTAGAAGATTGAACACATCCGGCCCCATCAGTCACTGTAACCGTGTGTGTTCCGGCAGAAATATTATTAAAGGTTACCGCAGTTAAATTTGTATTTAAGATATCATATATCCCATTATCAATAGAATAATTAAGTGGAAATGTAATTCCTGAACTAACCGTAACACCTATGAAACCATTCACTTGATTACAAGAAGTACCTGTAACTGATGTTGATATAGTATACTGATTATCAGTCATAATATAAACCTCCTCAATATAAGAACATCCTGAACTATCACTAACCCCTATCGAATAAGTTCCTTCAGATAAATTCTCAAATAATTGAGCGGTTTGGTTATTACTAATATTGTTAGTGTCACCCCCAGGAGAAATTAAAGTATATGTATATGGTGTTTCTCCACCAATAACTGAAATTAAAATTTTACCATCAACACTTGAACAAGTTGAATTAGTTGTTTGAACAGACACCGAATTAATACCGTTTGGTGGAATCAATGATGTTTCAACATTTAAAGTACAAAGTCCTGCGTCTGTAACTAAAAACCCGTAAGTCCCTGAATACAACCCCGAAATTGTAAAAGTTTTTGAATATGAAACTTCAACCACCCCTGTTGAAGCAGAATAATAATATGGGGCAGTACCACCGGTAATTGTTAAACTAACCGAACCGTCAGAATTAAAACAAGTTGGTGATACAACAGTGAAAATACCAAACCCTATTGGGTCAACATCAGTCACTGTTTCGTTTTTACCTAAATTACACCCATAACCATCAGTAACTATAACTGAATATTGACCTGAAGTTAAACCTGTTATGGTAGAACCTGTTTGTCCGTTATTCCATAAATAACTAAACGGAGGTTGTCCTGTTATACCTGTTACACTAATTTTACCAATTGGGGTCCCTCCACAAGACGAATTTGGAACCATGTATAAACCATAATTTAGTACTTCCGATTCTTCAACTATAAAACTTTCACTTCTTCCAGTACAACCTCCAAGGTCTAAAACCGTCATATAGTAAGTCCCAGCACTTAAGTTGTCAAAGACAACATTATTAAGATTTGTTGATGCGGATTGAACATAAACATTATTATTTTGATATAAATAATAATTTGTTGAAGAGTATTGTGTCGTTGAAGTACCTGTAACAGACCCATTATTAAGTGAGCAAGTTGTATTATTAACATTTGTTATACTACAACATACCCCATTCGAAACAGGGATATTAATATATATAACTTGATTAGTTGGTAATGAACTATCAGTTACTTCAATACTATATGTCCCTCCGACTAAATTAGTTTTAGTTATCGAAGATAATATTATGTTTGTTGGAAATGATGGCTCAATCCATTGAACAGTATAAGGCGACGTACCATTAGACATCGTTAAATCAATCACCCCATTTGAGGTATTAAAACAATCTCCCGTTACATTTATATTATAATTAAGAGCCATTAGTTAGTATTACAATTTATATTTATTTGTATTCCCACATTTAAAGTTAACAATTCATCAATATTTCTTTCCGTACAAGTTAAACTTTCTATTTTTAATATATTTCCATCAATTTCGTATGTAAACCCATAATCGTATAATAATGATAGATTATCGAATAATGCAATCCTCCACATTTGTAGTGTTGGTACATCTGTATATCCATAACCTACATAAAATGGTTCTTTAATTAATAATTCACCACCAATTCTTAAATCAACATACCATTGAGTCTCCACAGAATTTTGTACACAATCATTTAATGTTAAACCATTTTGAGATAACATATTATCAATTCGATTTGCCAAAATACTATTAAAATTACCAACATTAGGGTCCCCATTTAACCATGGATATACAAAAAATTCAGTTGATTCGGTTGCACAATTATAATCGAAGATATTACTAATTATAAAACAAGGATTAACAGGAACCGGAACGAATTGACATCCTCTTTGTCTTCTATAAACAAATTTTTGTTTATGTAAAACTGAGTTCTCCAATTTAACACCGGTATTCCAAATTGTTGTGGCAGGAAACATTTGTTCCACCAATTTCATCCAATAAGGACCAATACCTGTAACATAATCAATAAGTTTTTGATAAGTATATTTGCTATTTGGTAATCCAACTGTCGCCTCAGATTCAATGTATTTCCACCATATAGATTGTAATGTTGGATATCCTCCTGTTTTACCATCACTAATGTATTGTCGATTTCTAACATTAATCATATTCTCCCAAAACGTTTGTGAGAATTCAAAGAATGTTTTCTTTTTAGGTTCAGGATTAATATAAGTCCAATCCACACCTCCCGGAACAGGATAACCAACAGTTAATCCGGATTCAGGTATTGGGTAATCATAACTAACCGATTGTCTCCAAACATCATAAACAAGACCTTGGGAAGGATTTAAAAATAAATCTACATTTTTAACATTTAATACTAGTTTTTCATCGTCAACATAATAATAGGCATTATAATCACCCTCAGTCGATACTCTAATTTTATTATCTTCTTCTAACCAAGACTTTTTATTATCAACAACTTTTTTTAACTTAAACCCTTCAGTCATGTAAGGGAATTGTCTAAATCTATCTAAATACGGTTGTCCATAAGTAAATGGACTTAAACTAGTTTGGATATTATAGTTTTGACCGGTATAAACATCACCGGTAATAATCACTTCATCCGGACTTCTATGTTGTGGGGTTGATTCATACCATCCTGAACCAACTTGGAAAAAATAACTTTCGGTATTAACAGGAGCTTTTGGAAAACCTAAACTATCAATAGGGTATTCATCTAACCTTATCGATACATCTTCATATGTTGCGATTGATGTATAAGCAGAATAAACATTACCTCTAATTTTATATGTTTCACCAGGCAAATAAGCCGGAGTATTATCAACATAAGTCCCTCCTGATATTGTAGCCCATTGCGTATAGAATTGGTCTAAATTAATCTTTTGGTCGGCTAAATAGATATGTTCATTATATTCAACTAATGAATCCGGAGCCCCAATTAACCTCATTAAAAATTCAACTGACCTTCTTGTTCCTTTTGATTTAAATAAGTAAGAGGCATTAATAATTAAATTACGATAATATGCGTAATTAATTTCAGTAGGTGTTAAAGCTCTTGTGTAACCAGGATAAGTTGGTGTTGAAGTATTTCCAAATATCGATTCTAAAAAATCTTCATCCGTAATTGGTGAGAAATTTGATGACCACCCTAATGTTTGAGCAAGATTAACAAGTAATTGTGATGGTATATCATTAGATGGATTGTAGTTAACCGAATTCATATAAGCCAATGCATCTATGAATTGTTTTATTTGGTCAAAACTTCTACCATAAATTTGAAATATCTTCTCAACTTTTTGACCCATAGTATCAAACTCTTTTAACGAGTCTGTCACCAAAAATCTTGAAATTAAATTTGTTTTAAACGAATCTAAATTTTCCGCAATTGCATCCAATTGAGCCAAATAACCATCAAATTGTAATGACCTAATATCTAAGTTCCAAGGGCCGTCTTTAGGCCAAGTAACTTGTTGGTAATCTGTAAAAAATTCCCCATTTTCAGTTTGAGCAGGAATTTGAAACACCGCAGTGTATTCAGGTCTTATTAACCTATTTAATAAGAATTTTTCAACTTCATCAAAATTTTCTGCAAATATCTTATCAGTAATTAAATCATTCGGTCTAATTTGGTATTCTTCGAAAACTGTAGTTGCCGATTCACCAAAAGGAGCACCTGAAACATAAAAACTAATATAACCAGTACCTAATGTATCCGATGGTTGAAATGAATTTATTTTGAATATATTATCGTTTATACTAACACAATAGTCTAAATAAGTGTTATATAAATTTCTATATGGTGAAGTTGTGATTTCCCTTAAATTTAGATTGGTTGCAGCACTTATAGAATAATCAATATCAAAAGGATTATTAATCCTATCAACATTAATTTGAAAATAAGTTTCGTCTTCAATAGGGTCATAACTGACATTAACTGCAGTTGCACCTGTAACAAATACTAAGTTTGAAAATTGAACGTCTAAAGAGGCAGGAAAATAATTAATAATTTTCGTTGCGGATACTTGGAATCTTTTACGTAAAGAACCATACATCGAAAAGTTGAGAACTTGTGAAACATCATAATTAGGATAAACCCTAAACTGAGTTGCAATAATTCTTCTACTTTCATTAACATCTTCAATGTTTAACGATTGTAAACTTAACGGTTCGGAAAATGCTCCAACATTAAAATTTCTATTAACTTTTTCTGTAACCGAAGTTGTAAACTCAAAATTACCTTGCGTTAAACCTCCCCCTTCAACAGTTTGTAAACCTACAATGTTGTCGGAAAAAGTCGCAGCCCCACTACCAGGTCTTGGCGGATAAAAATATTTTGTTGTTGTCGTATTTACTGCCATTAAGTTGTTATATTTGTAAAGTTTTTACTAAAATCAACATTATTACCTCGACCTTGTCTAACTTCATATAACAACGCATTAAATTGGTCTCTAACCTCGTATAAGTTGTATTGTCTATAGATGTTATTTTGTGAATCATAAATTGTGTAAATTCCATCATCAATAGATTTGGTTTGATTACCATAAAGAGCTATTGCAAGAGATGAAATGTCATATTCAACCATCTCAATTTCAACCGTGATGGGATTAAAAAAAGTATTGGTTATAATGATATCTTGGCTTGGTTGTCCAATAAATGGTGTTGCATTTGGTTTGTTTGTTGGAGATGAAGATGGTGATAATGTTAAAAATATTAAATTTGAAGAACCATCAACATATCTATATCTAATCGCCTTTTGTTGTGTATTAACCTCATTCGACACAACAGGTTCACAATAAAAACTTGAAGTAATTACTCTGAAAAAATTAGGTATTTTTGAACCATCCGGATTTAGATATTCCACTCTAAAACCAACTAACCCCTGAGGAACAAATTTGTTTTGATATTGTGCTGGTACATTAGTTAAATCAATCACAAGACCTTTAACATTTGGAAGGGCACTTAAAACCCCACAATCAGTAATTACTGTTCTGATTTGAGCAGGTCTCAAATATAAAGTATAAAATCCTAAAGCATTAAACTGATTTGCAGGTAATGTTAGATTATACAACCCTCCTAAAACTTCAACACCTGCGTTTCCACCGGTTTCAGAATTTTCAAAATAAGGTCGTAAAATTGTTTGAGCATCCAATTTTGTTAAGACAAATGCGTCCGTAACATCTCTACTCGGTGTATAATTCATGATGATTTCAACATCTGTTGGTGAAACATCAGAAGGTCTTATTGTTCCATAGCTTCCAATTGCCATATCTTGTTATTTAATTTATAAATAGTTTAGTTATTTTTTTCCTTTAATTTTCTTTATTAACAACATTAAAAAATCCATATCCGTAATTAATCATGTCACCAAGATTATCTACCTCACCAATTCTTTGAACTCTTTCATAAGCACTATTGTTACCTCTCTCAACAAACACATTTGTTTGTATCTGTGCTTGGTCAACAACTTTTAATAAAACCTCATCTTTAGTTATTGGTGTTGAGGTTAAATTATTCTCTGTTAATCCTGATGATTGTTCAAAATATATTGTAGTACCATCAAAATAATCGTAATAATTAATCTGAGTTATAGTATATGCAGTATAGATTGGTGTAACATCGGTAATCATTCCCCATATTTGACCATTACTAATTACAGGAGTACCAATTCGTTGGTTAATTGTTAAATCCCCATAGGTATCTAATTCGGTTAGTCTTGATTTAGTAATACCCGATATAGTAAATGGTACCGTAACATAATTGTTAGATGTTTGAGCAGATACTTCATTAACTGCATCTCCTGAAAATATATAATCATAAGACACTGATGTCCCAATCCAATTACCTGATGATGGTGCGAAAAATGCCTCTCCTTGAGGATTATAAATTGTCACATCACTAAATGGTGTTGTAATAGTTTTGGAAACTTTTGTAATTCCCCAAGGGTTAATCTGTTCTAAGGTAATCACATATTGTTTATTCTCAACAGGGTATGTATGATTAATTGAATTAGGTGCGTAAGTCGTTATTGTTTGTTTTGGTGAACCATCACCCCAATCAATTCTATAAGCAGATAAATCCAAAAACTTTTGAAATTCATTTGAAGTATTATAAACATTGTAAGTATAACTTGAGGATGTAGTAGATGAAAATATAAAATTTGCCACAACATCTTTTTGTAAAACCGCACCATCAAAAGGACTATAATATCCCGCATCAACCGCACTTTGTCTTATCAAAATAGGAATGGTAAGTCCTGTTAAAATTGAACTTCCGTTTACCCCTGAACTCACAACTTGAGTCATAGCAGAATAAACCCCAACAGGAGTTCCCTCATAATCCACAACTGACAAGTCACCTAATATCGTTTCCGGTGATATCTTAATATTATAAAAATCTTCCATTATACAGGTGGGTTAATATATTCATACCATTTTATGGGAATATTAGTTCCCATTCTCTGACCATAAGTGTTTAATACTTGATAAGTTTGACTCGGATAATCTAACTTAACCGTATAATAGAAATATTGAGTGTTATCAAAATTATATCGTAATCCATCTGAAAGGTCAGATTGAGGACCATTCGTGTCATCTAATGGGTCTGACCCCTTACCTGTCATCATTTTTGTAAATTGTCCTGTTTTTGCGTTATAAAACTTAGCCGCCATATAAAACGTATCCAAATTTAAAAAAGTTCTTTTCTTTAACCAATAAAGAAAAAATCCCTCTTTATCCCCAACATAATCTAAAATAAATTTAGGTTTTTTAACCGATACTAAAGTTCTTTGCATTAGAGTATCCATTTTTAATCCTTGTTGTGTCGGAATGATAACTGTTAAGTAATTTGTTTGTCTTTTCTCATCCGGAGTATCATAAAAATCTAATTTAAAAAATGAATTTGCAAAATTATTATTATAATAATATAAATCTTGTGAGGTAAATCCTTCATTCATATAATCAATACTCCAACTTGTTATATTCGACAAAGGACCTCCTGAATAAAAATAAAATTCGTAGTTCACCTCAGTATTATCCGTGGTTCCGGTTGCCGGAGCATGTGCGAATCTGGTCACTTCAAAATCTCGACCAACCCCAATAACCTCAGTTATCATTTGAGTTTCATACTCATCAATTGCCAAGTCTAACCCCAAATAATCCCAAGTCAATTTTATTGGAATATTAATTTCTTTATTAGTACCATCAGGTACTATCGTTACTTTATTCACAGTCATCTATAAATGGTTTTATTGGTATATCAACCCCGTTTAAACTCTCATTATAATTACTACCTTCCGGTATTAATCTAAACACAACTTCAGCAAAAGGATAATGTGAAGTATTTAAAAATGGGTAATCAACACCTCTGTCTAAATTATCAAAAAACCCATAAGTGTATAAATCCCTCCATCTAAATTGTTGGTCAGACTCAGAATAGTATGAATATTCAGGTAATTGCTCAATAAAATCAACATTTCCAGTTTCAATATAATCTGAAAATACTTTTAAAGTCATTTTATTATGTGGTTCATAATAAAAACCTTTAGAATTTGTGTCCACAAAATCAGAAGTTTGAAAAACAGTTTGATTATAATTTATCTTTTGATAATATGGTGAGATAACTCTTTCAAGTTGTTCGTAGTCATTCCATTCACAAAAATCCCCATATAAAACATCATCTTTAACTAAATTTTGATTATAATAGAATGTTTTGGTCGCACCACTTGTTAAAGTATATGATGATACTGGTATTTGACAACTCGATTCATTATTAAATAAATCCCAATATTGATTAACCTCTTTTGTTAAATTAAACTCCCACCCTTGTTTTAGACCAAAACCACCTGAAGGTTCATTAAAGTATCCTGCATATCCTTTATTAATAATTGTTAGATATATCTCACTTAACGGTCTCATTTGATTATCTTTATATCCTGCAAAATCTAAATCATAAGCAGATGTCATATTATAAGAGTTACTACTAGTTTTTTGAGATATTCTTGAAACCTGATTTGGTGTTATTGAACTATATTCAAATTGTTTTTTTTCATTAAAGACATTTTTTTCAAACCCATTTTTTGTTACTATTAAATCTTCAAGATTAGTAATTACTTTATGTTTTCGAACATAATACTTTGATTTAGTCTCCAACAAATTATCCGGATTAATTACTCGTTTAAATAATCCAGTAACATTATCCGCAAATGTATTTCCCGTATAACCAATATTGAAAACATTAAATACATAAGGGTCACTATCAAATAACCCATTACCTAATGAGTAAACTTGAAAAATATTAGAATTTCTATAAGTTAATGATAATTCAACATATTCGTCAACAGATAATCCGTGAGGTGCAATACATTTAAACGATATTAAACCGTTTCCATTTATCTCAATATTTTCAATGGTAAATGGAATACCCTCTTGAGCCTCCCAATCAATATCTCTAGTTGTATTAGAATAATAATATAGTTTTTTTGTGTAATCATTTTCAAATGGATATGTTAAATAATACATCCAATTATATGTGTAAGCACTTTTTGACTTATAATTAAAATGTTGGTTATTAACATCCGGTCTAAAAAAATCAAATTCATAATATTGTGGATAACCCTTCCAAATTCCAGTAACCATTGAATTTTCTGCGTTAACATAATATAAGTTATACTGAAACGGTAAATAAGTAGTAGTACCAACATAAGTGTTATCATATATGTAATTAACTTTAAATGTTGGTCTAAACACAGTACATGTCTGTCTTTCATCATCATAAACTTGAGCCAAACTAATTGTAACACTTCTATCGTATTCAGTAATTTGTTGACTTTGTTGGTTTAAAGATATAGTTACTCTTTCATCAACTGATGGTGCTCCTTTATATTTTAATCCGCTAGGTATTATTGTGAAATTATTCATCTATCGAATATTTTGTTTTAAATTTATCCAATGCTGTTTCACCATTAATCAATCCAAAATAAAAATGAAATGGAGCCCCCACAATAAATCTGCTCGATGATGCCCCTGTGGTAGAATAATTACCATTCGCATCTACACTAAAAATATATCCTCTCGCATATAAATCACTGACACTACTAGTTGTAGGTCTGAAATAATTTGGATTAGACAAACTTGTTCTGTCTAAAGATTGATATGGTTTACCTTGAACTATATCCGCATAGTCTGTCGCCCAATTATTATCTTCTGTCCCAAAAATAGTTGTTCCTGACGCACTCCATTGATAAAATGGAACAACTTGAGATTTAATACCATATGGATAAGGATAATAATTGGCGTTATTATTAACTCTAAAATTTATTCGTCCCGGTGTTAAGTAATCTTTCACTTGTAGGTCTTCAGTTGTCGATGAAAACCAAACCGCAACTACCGGATATTGAGGTGTACCTAATACCTCAACCGGGCCAACTTGTCCCTGAACTAATTGATAATATTCAGGTGAAAATTTTATCACACCAAGTTCAGAGTTAATTGATAATAACTGAGCTAAATCTCCATCTATTTTAAGATTTCCTCTAGAAAATAATTGATTAATACCACTGTCACCGCCACCTAGCATACGTTGTAAAAAACTTTCATTTGTAATTCTCGATATAACAAATAAATTAACTAAATCTGATGGGTCACTGTATGTTGTTGGTTCCATTTGTCTCATAACATAAGATGAAGTATCACCTTCCCCTAAAATAATTTCATCGTAAAAACTATCTTTCATACCTAAATTAATAATTGTTGTTGGAGATTGAAGATTTAATTTATTCAAAGAACCCACTTGAGTTGCTGCATTACCAATAAATTTATTTAAAAATTCATTGTATGGACTACTTCTATAATAAAAATTATTTGTGTCCTTTTCAAAATAAATTGTATCTCTACAAAAACTGGGTGGTAATGGTCTGTTTTGCGAATCAAATATTGTATCAATTTGAATTGGGTACATATATAATCCTCCATTAACCCAGTTATTAACAAAAGATTGAGATAAAACCCCTTGACACAACCCATAAAAAAATCTCCATCGAAATGCCCATTCATTAAAATTATCGATGTCTTTTCCAATATCAGTTAAGGGCTCCCTTAAAAATTGATAACAACCATCAATAACAGCATCACTATTTACACAATTTTGATTAACTTGAAAATCAGTACCAATACCTTCATAACACTCAATAGATACAACTTCACTACATTTAGTAAAAGTGTTAAATACATTAGTTGATGCATATTGTCCTTCAATATTCTCAGTAGTTATATCAGCACCTAATGAATAGTTTGTTGCTTGAATATCAATACCTGCATCATCTATAACATAAACCGCAAACCCTAAATTTTGTTGTAATAAAGAAGGATTATAATCCCAACTAGACCCATCCAAAACATCTGAAGATGGTAATCTATCTGTTCTCATAACATTGTTGGTATTAGAAGTAATACTCATTGGGTTTTGAAGTAAACTAGGGTATAAAACTTTGGTGTAATAAGTTATTGTTGTATCAGTAGGTGAAATACCACCCTGAGTATAATAATACGCACCACCTGATAAATCTTCAGATGTTTTATATCTACCCGGTTCATTTGCAACACTAGTCCAAGTATCATTAGAACTTAATGAAGACACAATATTAACACCATTCACATTTGAAACTGAAGTAGAAGGAGGTGCGTTAGACGCATCATAACTTCCATAATATCCAACAATACTAGTCGTGAATGATGAGAATGTTAAACCAGGAGTATTTGAACCGCTTATACCCCCTCTAAAGAAATGAGATGGATAAAATATATCACTTTGTGAATTAAATTTTTGAACTGAAATAGAATTATCCGGTAATTTTTGTATTGGAATATTTAATCTTGTATTTGCAGTCATAATTAATGAGTCTTCATTTGGTAACCCAAATAATTTACCCAAACCATAGGTGTTAGTATAAATTGGCGAATATGGGTCAACACCTCTTTGTAGTATTAAAATATGTCTTTGAGAAAAATCCTCGAATAAATCAGATGTTTTATATGAAGGTGTAGAATCTTGTTCCCAATAAGAATACCCCGGTTGTAATACGATAGCTGGGTTATTATTAAACAATACTGGTGGTACTTCGATTAACTTACTATATAATATGACAGTACCGGATTCCATTATATTTGGTAATAATCCATCAGTAGTTGTGTCCCACATAGTAGACGCTTCTTGGACAGTCATACCCGTTATTACTTGAAAATACTCAACATCTGAAGGATATTTATAATTTTGTTGAGTAGAACCGGTATTTAATTGATAATTTACCGATAAATTATTTAATTGATTATTTGGGTCACAATAATTTACAGTGTAAGTTGACGCTCCACTATTTAATGATGTACCACTAATACCTCTATTATACGAACCAGTATTACCCGTATACGTTGCATTAACATCTTTCGTTGTTAATGGGTCTACAAAGGTTAAAAGGGTTCCGGATTGTATTGGAGTATCATAAATAATAACTAAAGTATTATCGTAGTGACTATTAACGCTATTGTCAAATGACACTCTAATACGATTAACACCGGCGAAATATTTTTGTCTAAGATTAAAATTGTTAATTCTCTCACCAAAAGGATAATAATTTGAATAAGCAAAAAAATCATTTGTAACACTTCCACTAGTAATAATTGTTACAGGTGATTCCATTACTTTATATACTTGATTGTCATTGTTAACATCACTATTACCACCCATGGCAATTGAAAAAGAAGTTTGCACCGTTGCTGGGTCTGTAGTAATATTTAATTGATTTATTGGTGTTACAAAATTATTATAATAATTAAAGTTGTTTGAAAATTGAGTCATTAAAGTACCTAATGGTGCACTTGATGTCTCTGCGTCAACAGATGATGTACCACATTCACAACTTATACAATCAGGATATGTAATTACGGGTAATTGAAATCCTCTAATAGGTTGTCCTTTAAATAAATTAAAAATAATAATAAATGCAGTAAGTAAAAGAGCCAATTTACCAGCAATAATACCGTATTCTGTTGCCTGTGCAGTTAAATTCTTTGCTTCTAAAAATGCAGTAGTTGACAACTTAGCAAAGAAAGAACCTAATCCCGAAGTATAAATACCTGCATACGCCGCTGCTGAAGCCGCTGCCAAGATACCACCATCTTTTGTCGCCTTGCCAGCTTCAATAAGTCTTTTAATAGCCATATATCCATAATATCCTATCAATATTCCCATGAACACAATAAACCAATCTTTAAACTTAACTAATGTATTCCAAACAAATGCAAGAACATGAATAACAATTAATAACGGAATCGAAATAATTTGAAGTACTTGCATCAAAATCGAAAATATAAAGAAAAACAAATTAAAATTTTTAAAACCATCATTTACTGGAAATTTATTGATTGTTGATTCACAAGAAGAATCGTCCACTTCTTTTATTCCAATAAAATTTGCCCTTCCACCTTTTTTATACTCATCAATTAAATTTGAAACCGTATAAACTCGGTTATATTTAAATTCATAAAATGTATCTTGACAATCAATTATTTCATCTAATTTTTGAATTCTTTCTGTTGAGGTAAACCCTGTCGTACCACCCGGAGCATAACCATTCCAATCTAAACCAAAATAATAAGAACTTTTTAATTTGTTTTGTACCGTAATATTTCCCGAATAATTTGGGTCATTATCGGAAGTTGACCAACCATATTCTCTAACATTTGGAATTAAAAAATTAGCTCTTCTATTTTGTTGACTAAGACTCGGTGATTGCTGCCACTTAACTTTAAATCGATACTTACCTTTTGTCGGTATACCTATTGTAGGGTCATTAGATATAACCTTTTCACCAAACTCATTAGTTGTGAAATAATCTAAATTCATTGGTAATTCAACTAACCAAGCTCCACTACCATCTATAACATTCCCTGATTGTTCTAATAAGTACTGCTCTAATATAGGATTACCTCCACTATCTTGTTGTATTGTTTGTCGTATAGCCAATATTTGACCAGGACCCGCAATCATTGAACAAAGGTTACCCATGTTGTCTCTTGGTCTACAATTACTTCTCAATCTCATTCTATCAGTAGTAGAGAAAATAGACCCCATGAAAACCGATGTTGGTTGTATATCAATATTAGCCTCATCCCTTAAATCAAAGTCAACACGATTTACAGCAATTTGACATATTTCAGGGTCACCCCATAATGGTGAAACCGATAATGTTTTGGTTAATGAAATAATTTGAGGTAAAGATGTCAAATCGTTTGAACTTCTGAAAGTATTACCAGCAACTTGACTTTCAGTTGCAAGTCCCATTCTAATTAAATCTTGAGGCGTTAAAGAAAATTCACCAATGTCAGATAAGTCAACATCCATAACTAAAGTCTGAGACCCTAATGGAACACCCATTATCATATAATCACCACTTTCATTAGTCTTAGTGGTATAACGATAATATTTGTCGTAAATTTGTACTGCAACACTATCCGTTAAGACATCATCTCTTGTTGGTAATGTTCCTGTTGCGGCATGAACAGAATAAGATTTTTCGTAAGGTAATAAATTGTAACGATAACCATCCTCATTCTTATCTGTTGGTGATTTGTAAGGATATATACTTGAAATTATTGGGTTAGATTCATCTACATCAGTAATTGGTATAAAAATCGAAACTCGAGCATTTGGAATACCAAATCCGTTATTAGCAGTAACCCTACCAACAATTACTCCATAGTCCGCACAACTTCTTGTGTACACATCAGCTTGTTGTATTTTTAGTGATAATATTTCTAAAAACTCAAAGTCTTGGTCCAACTCAACGTTAATAGTTTTGTTGATACCTAATTCGGTTTTAATTCTATAAGACTGACCCATGCAATTCTTTTAATTAATAAATAGTTTATGTGTTATTTTTAAAATTCACACACCTTACTTTTAATTATAAGATAGTTGGGTAATAAATAAACCTGTTATGAAAAGGTAACTGATTGGAAATTTTTAACCGACACCCTAATGTCCTTATTAGGATATCTAATTTGATAAACTTGAGATGGTTGAGCGAAAATTGTATCATCAACCGGTGCGATTTCTTTTGTTTCCAAATTACTATATTCCATAGATGTTTCGGAAGAAGAATATTGTCCTCCAACATTATTATAAACATTTAAACCAGCAACAGTTAAAACTCCATTTTGATTTTGAACAATACTTCTTATTTCAGATAAATAAACATTTTGACCTAATTCCCTTGTTTGTGGATTAAGATAAGTCGAAATTCTATCAACTACATCAGAAATAACTTGTCCTGAATTTTGAGCGGAATCTAACACAATCTGAACATCAATACTTAAGTCAATAACATCAGCCGTTAATATTGAAATATAATCGTTCATCATTCTATAATTGGATAGGTAATTTGCAACATTTTGTCTTAAAGTATCAGACACAATACTTGTTAATTTACCTGAAGTATCATACGATAATAACTGAATTAATATCTTATTATTATTCTCGGTTATGGATACTTTTGCAGGTGCACCAAACTCTGATGGCATATTTCTAATAATTGATTCGTAATCTTGTACCGTTACTGCTCTTTTTTGAGCTGAGAAATTAAATGAAACATAATTTCTAATCTCCTCTAATGAAGGAGTCCCCGCACCACCAATCGCGGCAGTAACGTTATTACATCTTAGTGAATTAACAACAGATGAGTTAGTTGACTCAGATGGTCCGTTTACAAAGAAATTAACAGTACCAACTTGATTAATCACATTTGTACCTAAGTTTGTCGCCAAACCACCACCAACTCGATACTGAACGAATAATGTGGAATTAGGTATTAACGCAGAACCCAATGAAAAGTTGTTTGAATATCTTTGTAAGTCAATTGTCGCACCAACTGTTGTAAATTGGTCTAACGCATCTTGAGCTGTGTTTGTTCCACCACCAAAAGTCATCTTTTTAAACCCTTCGGAGGTATATTCACTTATAAATCTATTTTGTGTTTGAATATATCTACCAACTTTAATACCTGGTTGGTCCGATACTTTAGTTGGGTCTTCAATAAAAACTCTATCTTCAGCTAATGAATCAACTTCATACCATTTATTTTCAACACCTAAAAATTCTGCGGTCGAAGGAATATTAGTATATTCAGTTCCACTCTTAAGTAATACACTTGTAATACCTAACACATTTTTTTCAGGTAAAAATAATTCAAAGAATGGTTTTACATCATTAGGTGTAATTACTCTTTTAAACACTTTAGTAATACCATTAACAACCAATTCTCGTTTAGTAATGGTATAATTAATTAAAACGTTATTAGCATTAAAATTTGGTATTTTTAATCTATTTGGAAACCCTTGAGCATTATATGGTGATGTAAAATCAATATCATATATGTTTTCAAAAACAATTCCCGCTCCAACAACTTGAGACCCTCTTGTTAATGTTCCTAAGTATCTTTCATCCTCTTTATCTCCAAAGGCCGGAACCGTAATTGAAAAATCTACTAAAGATACCGATGGTCTTTGACCCGGTAATTTCAATCCATATGTTCTTGCAATATTATAAATTGAAGACCTCTGTTGAGCGTATTGTAGTACCGTCTCCTGTATACTTCTATCAATATGATAATGTAAATTATCTGCAACCGCTGCGTTCAAATCTAAAAACACCGAGAATACCGAAGCGTCATTGAAATCCTGTATTAATTCAGGGTAATAAGTTCTTACATAGTTTAATAATTCAGTTCTTATTCCTTGAAAATCTCTTGTAGTATATGATATATTACGATTTGCCATATGATATTAAATATTAATGATAACGAAATCACTCGGTCCAAAAGTTGAATTGTTTGTCGAGTAATCTATTTTTATTTTTGCGGTATATTCTGAAGTCCCTTTACCCGGAAACCGATAAACAGATGACTCACTTGTTCCTATTGTCGCCATTCCTGTTGCTAAATCAACTTCTTCTTGAGGGTCAGCAGGACTTATTGTAATTTGGTTTAATAATAAATTTGGCATAAAAGTACCTACAGCATCTCGAATATCAGATTCAATAGCATCAAATGTTAACCCATCAAATGGTTCAAACAAAAACTCATAAAGTCTTGTTCCAAATGTCGGTAAATAATATCTTGAACCTTTTCGAGTCAAAAGTAAGTGAATTAAATCCGCCTTAATTTCTTGAGCTTCAAATTCAGTTAACTGTAAATAGTCACCCTTTAATGAATCCCTGAAAGGGAAATTAAGTCCATATGTTGTTCCGTCTGCCATATCTATAATTATAGTCTTATGATTATTTCTTATAAATACCTAAAAATAAAAAATCCCGACATTGCCGGGATTAATATAATTATTGGTATTTTATTATGAACCACATCCAAAACATTCAAATTCTGAATCTGTTGGTTTTGTTGTAGGTTCAACAAGATTCACTTTTGGTTTCTCTTGTTTAACTGTTGATTGATTAACTTTTGAAATATCCACCGCTAAGTGTTTTGCTCCGGTTGATATCGCTTTAGTCCTAACATAATAACAAAGAGTTTTCAGTCCTTTACCCCATGAATGAAAGTGAGATGATGAAATTTTTGATAATGTTGGTTCTGACATATAGATATTCATTGATTGTGATTGGTCAATAAATGGTGCTCTGTCTGCCGCCATATCAATAAGTTCTCTTTGAGATATCTCCCAAATTGTTTTGTATTTTGGAATTAAATGCTCAATTCTTTTAACTTTTTTATTGTAATTTTTATCTTCTTGGTCAAGATAATTATTAAAGTTGATATTTTGAACCGAACCTTCATTCATAATGATTTCATTTTTTAAATCTTCAGACCAAATACCAATTTTTTCAAAATCATTAATCAAGTATTTGTTAACAATTAAAATTTCCCCACCAACTACACGACGATTAAATAAAGCCGAGTGAGCCGGTTCAGTCATTTCAAATGAACCTGTAATTTTAGCTGAAGACGCAACTGGCATCTGAGCCGTGAATAACGAGTTACAAACCCCGTGGTTAGACACTTCTAATTTAAGTGAATCCCAATCCCACATTCTACTTAACCCTTCGTAATCTAATCCCCACATATCAAATTGGAATTCTCCTTTTGACATTGGCGAACCTTTAAAGAATTCGTATGGTCTGTATTCACCTGATTTACATAATTCCATACTTTCCGTAATTGCCGCAAAGTAGATAGTTTCAAAGATTTGTTTATTAAGTTTTTTTGCCTCTTCAGTTGTGAAGATATAGTCCATTAAAAAGAATACGTCAGCAAGTCCTTGTGTTCCAATCGCAATTGCTCTTTGTTCCAACCCACCTTTTCTACCTTGTTCAGTTGAGTAACTATTAATATCAACAACTTTGTTAAGTGCTCTAACAACTTTTCTAACTTCACTATAAAGTAATTTAAAATCAAACTCACCTTTAATGATAAAGTTTTTTAATACCATTGATGATAATGTACAGATTGCTGTGGTGTTCTCATCAGTATATTGGTAAATCTCATTACATAGGTTAGATTGTTTAATCACCCCAATGTTTTGATGATTTGTTTTTCTGTTAGCACTATCCTTAGAACATAAATAAGGAACCCCTGTTTCAACTTGAGATTCAATAATTTTGTTCCAAATTGTTTGAGCTTTAACTTTTTTACCTAAACCAAGTTCAACGGCTTTATTATAATTTGATTCATACTCATCACCATAAGTTTCTTGTAATGGTTTAATCCCCGCCTTTTTAATATCATTAGGACAGAACAAATACCAATCATCGTTGTTCTTAACCGCATTCATAAAGTTGTCCGGTAACCAAATTGAGGTAAATAAATCTTTTGCTCTTAATTCTTCAGCACCTGTGTTCTTTTTAATTTCAAGTAAATCAATGATGTCTTTATGCCAAGGTTCAATGTAGATAGCTGCACTACCCGGTCTTCTTCCTTGTTGATTAAAGAACCTTAATCCTTCATTAACAATTTTTAAGTATTTTAGTAAACCACCAGCAAATCCACCTGATGAATTAATACGACTCTCTTTACTACGAATGT